CCTTAATAAAGGGTGTCGAAGACCGCTTCGAAGGACTTGATCAAGTCCTTGGTGAGCAGATTATGTACGTGGCGTGGAAAGAAGCATCTCCCACTCCCGTACTTCGTGCGGAAATTGTCCCAGAAATGGGAAATAAAGCACGTATTGTCACGTTATCAGAATACTGGTTAAACGTGTTACAAGCTCCACTGGCCCATCTACTGATTGAGGCCATGAAGTTTCACCCAAGCGTCTTCTCAAGCTTTCACCGACAGGATCAAGCTTTTGAAGCCGTAAAGGGGCTAACTCGTATCAAGGCGAAAGCCTTGAGGAAGTCCATGAAAGTGACAGAAGTCACATACTATGAACATCCCCGTAAACCTTCCTATAGGAATTATACGGTGCAAGAAGCTGTGCTATCTAGCGACCTGAAGGACGCTACGAACGCACAAAACTGGGAAGTAACCAAAAGGTTACTTAGGAGTTTTATCCAGGGTTATGGCCTATCGGTCAGACCTGAATATATCAATGTTGTTCTAGATCTTATCGGACCTAGAATCATTGAATTACCAGGATTTGATACGATTGTATCAAAAACCGGGATCATGATGGGGGAAGCTATCGCTAAACCCTCACTCACAATCCTGAACCTGGCAGTTGAAGAACTTGCCTTTATTCGATATATCGAAAAGGAAGGTCTTCTTTTTGATAGCGAACCAACACCCTATCGGGATTGGCGCTACGTCCACATAGGGGGCGACGACCATCTAGCAAGAGGTCCCGTACCCTATCTTGATCTGATCACCCAAATACATTTGAGTGCCGGATCTCACATATCTCCTGGCCAACATGGTTGGTCCACGAGATGTGTTAAATATACTGAGCGTCTTCTAAATCTAGAAAACCTCGTATATGGAGAGCCTTTTAACCAAGGTGACTATAGTCGATCGATTATAGTTGACTCGGTAAAGGTTCGCCTTCTCGAACGGGGTCAATCGACCCTGATGGCGAAGGATAACAAGAATGTGGCGATTGGTAAATCGGCACAACTTGGTGGATGTCTAGAATGGTTGCCGACAGACGACCGTTACTATACATACGATAAAAAGGACTCTATCAGAGCCTTATTTATCGAACGCATGGGAGAACTTTTACCTAGAAAGGCAAAGAATCCCCGCGCATTTGCGGCCATACACCTACCCACTGCAGTGGGAGGATATGGACTTGGACTCCGAAGAGACACTAAAAAGTGGGTCTTAGCTAGTCCTGAACCTACGAAGTGGTTGGTGTACCAAATACTTCAAGGTCAACACGTGAAAAAGCATTTCAGATGTTTCCGAAAGCTTAACACGAATACCTCCCGTCGTGGTGTAGTAGATTTACTACAATACCAGGAGGACA